CTTATAGTAACATTATCAAAGATTTGGCAATCATGTCCGATTTGTGCATGTTTCATTATAAAACAATTATTTCCAATAAAGGTATCTATCTCCGTACCTGCGTCAATAGTTACAAGTCCTGTTACAACATTGTTATCGCCTATGTAAACTTTGCCTTTTTCTTTTTCCCAAAACTTTTTATGTTCTGCTTTGTCGCCTATTATACAATAAGCACCAATGTAGTTTCCGTCTCCGATAATTACGTTGTCGCCAATGATAGCGGTGGGGTGGATAAAATTAGCCATTCTTTTTCTTTTTAGGTTTAGGTTGTGCATCGTACCATTCATACAAACGTTTAATCATATCGAAGATACAATGGCTGCACCATACTGTCAATATGAAATCTGGGGACATATACTTGCGGTAGATATGCTCGTACATTTTTAGTATTTCTAAATCTATATTTCTAACATATCCGTTCTGGACCATTTCGTAATTAGGTCGGTGCAGGTCTAAATAATTGCGATGTTCTATTTCCATAAGTTCCACATTAATTTAGTTATGATTGGTGCAAGTACTCCTGGTATGAATACTACGGCTACTATGTTTGTAAATAAGTCGGGTAACATAAACAAAGCTAACCCTACCCAAGCACTTAAACAACTCGTGCAGCTAAACGGCTTAAAGTTTAACTTCCATTTGATATGTAGTTGGTGCACTTCTACAAAGAATAAAGCAAAGCTTATAGCTGCTAATATTGTTAGTATCATATTTTATAAGTTTCATTATAATAATCATCATTAGGATTAGGCTCTTGCACTCCATCAGAATAACCTTGTGCATAAGCATCTATTATCTGCTCTTTTTCTATTTGTAGCAATAATTTATAATTATCAATAAACCAATCTGTAAAAGATACTCCGTCTTTTTCATAGCTTTCAATAGCTATTTGTATTGCAGTATTCATTTTCTTAATTGTTTATTTGTTTTGCTTTATAAAAAGCGTCAAAATATAATGAAGCCCAAGTTCCTAAACTAATTTCTTTTCTATGTAGTTTCAAAGTTATTTTATAAATCTCTTTTTGTAAATATATAATTCCGTTCATTTCCTTAATTGTTTTTTTAGTTCTTTTTTAGTTAGCTTTAATACCCTATGTATTGTCATATAAGGTATGCCTGTAACCCTGCTAAGTTCTTTAGCGTTGCAGTTATGGTTAATAGCATAAAGCCTAAGTAGGTCGCTACTAAACCAATGTAGTTTGCTTAACTCATCTTCTACCCTATTAAGCAATTCCTCGTCTCTATCATATACAGGTAGTTCGGTTTGTAATGGTTTGCGGTATAGCTTATAGAATTGGCTTGTATTTGATTGTGTCATATTAAGCATTGTGCGGACTAAGTAGAACCTAAGTACATTTCGGTTGTACATATCGACAAGCTTGTCTTCTTCCATTTCGCATAGCACTTTAAATATTTCGCTACGAAGGTCGTCTTGCAAGTCCTCTGGCTGCATTTTGGCAATAGCCTCTTTTAGTTCTTGGCTATTCCATAACTTTTCAATAATGCTATTGCGGTTCATATTCCTTTAATGATAGTTTACCATTTTCCTCAGTTGCTATATAACATAAACATTTTGATGCCTTTGCTAAGTTTAAGAATGATATTTGGTAGGTGCTTAACTTATCGCCTATTGCTTTTGTTTCGCAGTAAACGGCTACCCCTTGACTTGTAAACCCTACTACGTCAGGAACTCCTTTAAGTCCTATAAAAGTTCTACCTCGTACGGCAAGGTTATTGTTGCGCCATACAAAAGCACCATTTTTATTTAAGGTCTTAATTGCTTCTTTGGTTAATTCGTTTGCCGTCATAAAACAAAATTATACTAAATATTTTGATATAAACAAATACTTTTGAAAATTTGATATGCAACCTGAGGAACGATAGCATTCCCGTATGCTTTTATGCTTTCTTTTCTCCATTTAGAAAAGGTAATTCCGTCCAATTCTTTGGGAAGCCCATCATCTCCGCTACAAATTGGGGAGACAGTTGGAAACCCTGCCCAGCCATTTGTCTTAAACTGTTTTGCAAAGCCACTCCTTTCTCCTTGTGCCTCTCTTTTGCTTTCTGTAATGTTTCCTCGCTCCTTGCCGTGTTCCAATCGAAACTGTTTGGTGTAGGTAGCATTCCTTGTCTTGCTAATTTCGTTAAACTCATTTGATTTTCCGTTGGTGAGCCTGACATTTTCCCCCCCTCTGATGCAAGTGGTGTCGGTAGTAATCCCAACTTTTTCATTGTTGGTTCGTAACTGCTCATTATCTCTTGGGCAAGTGTTCCTGAGTTTCCGCTCACTGCATTCTTTTTCCCACTGCTTACTTCCCCGTCCATTCTCGTTGGTGTTTTTAAAAGCCACGAACCAAATGCGGTCTCGTCGGTGTGGTGCATTAACGGCACAAGCTGGAAGTAAAAACGGAAGGACTTCGTAGCCTTCAGCTTCCAGGTCAGATTGCACCTCGTCGAATACCAATCCCCCGTTCCAATTAGTAAGCCCGCGAACGTTTTCGCCCACAACCCAACTCGGCTGAATTTCCCTAATTGCTCTAAGCATTTCAGGCCAGAGGTGTCTCTCATCTTCTTTGCCAAGTCGCTTTCCTGCGCTTGAGTATGGTTGGCAAGGGAAACCCCCTGAGATAATGTCGATGTCTCCTCTGTGAATAGTGAAATCTGTTTTAGTGATGTCATTGTAACTTATTGATTTTGGAAAATGATGTTTTAATACTTTTTGTCCGAATGTGTTCCACTCACAATGAAATACGTTTTCCCAACCGCACCATTCAGCAGCTAAATCAAAGCCACCTATTCCGCTAAATAAACTGCCGTGTCTCATTTGAATGTAGTTTTATTGTTAGCAATTTGTTCCTCAAAAAATAAAGCTACCGCTACCGCTCTTGCTTGGTTCTTTAACCAGCTTTCAGTCCACTCGTCTCGATATTGCTTTGCGCTTAGTATATCCATTTTGTTAGCTTTATAGGTAATAATCTCCATTAGCTTCTTTTTAGCTACCGCCCCATCTTCTTTTGTCCACTTCTTAATGCCTGTATTGTTAAGTTTTGTAAATACGCTTAATGGGTTAAACACTTTGTCAAATGTTCTATTTTCAAGCAACTTGTATTCCTGGTAGCTATAATCTATAATCTCTAAATCGGTTAAGTGAGGTATTGCTTCTACTCGTTCTTGTGGTATCATTTTTCGTATTTCGTTTGCTTTTTTCTTGTATCTATCCATTACCTGACTAAAGTAAGCAGGGCTAAAGTTTTGATAGTGGTCTATAAAGTCATTGGCTACCATTTGTTTAAACGCTACTTTGACCTCGTTTATTGTAAAGTTTCCGTATTCAGTTCTTATCCAATCTTCTAAAACTGACATTTTAATTTTGTCTGGCATTATGTTTAAACCTACAAGTTGCATTATATAGATCAAGTTTTGATTAAGCATTGTTTGATTAATGCTTCTAATTCTATCCCCCGAAAATGCGGTCATAATCTCCTGCTCCATAGGAAGTAGCGTGGATAAGGTTGTAGCCGTCGAGGTTAAACTGTTCCCCTTTTGTAAGCTTTCGCTGATTGTTTGTAGTTCCTTTTGCATATGTGTTTGAGTTGGTTATCCAATTATTTGCTGCTGCCTTCCAATTTTTCATAGGGTTTTTACCTACCTTCCAGCCATTACTTTCATAATAGTTAAAAAACTTTTGAGCCTCAGTTTTACCTTGTTCCGTTCCTAAACGTATACTAAAATACTCTAAGGCTTCTTCAAATTTACATTTACTTTTATTAATATTTATATCTTTATTTATATTTTCATTTACATTTTCCATATGAGGCTTCATATGACTATTCATATGCGTTTCATATGAAGGTTCTTCTTTAGTTTTGTTTTTAGGTTTTATGTTGTTTCGCCTTGACTCAGTAAAGGTTTTACGCTTTTCCTTTTCAATATCAAGCCTAACGTTGTACCATAAGCCTTCGTCATCTTGTATAAACTTGCATTTCACTTGATCCCACAAGTGACCTATCGTATGTTGTATCATATGTGTGTTCATATGACCACGATTAAACTGAAGCATAAGTAAGTCCATATATGCTCCTTTTTCTTCAAATGTCATTCCCATTGTGCCACTTACGTAGTCGCCTGGGTAAAATAAAAAAGCTGGGTCTTTTGCCATAA